ACGGGCCTCGGTGAGAGTCGCGGTGACGTTGACTGTCACGGGTTCACCGGTGAGCTGATGCTCCACGGTGACGCGTCCGGTCGGCCCTGCGATCGTGAGAATTCGGCCTTCGAACGGTCGACACAGGACGCATTCCTGCACCGCGTTCGAGACGTACACGAGCCCGATACCGGTTGCGGTGAGCCGGTCGGTCTCGCCTTGGACGGCGGCGCGTTGGGTGACGGTGCGAACCGCCATTTCCACGTAGCTGGAGAGCTGCCATTTCCGGCCACTGCGGTCGGTGAACCCGGTGATTCCCCTGTCCACTAGTCCTTGCCAGGCGGATTGGGAGGCGGCGCGTCGGGTGGCGGAACCGGTGAGCGTCCGTGACGTCGCTGCCGCGATCACCGCCCGGTAGGCGTCCTCGACGTCGCGGAGGATGTTCTGACTCTTCTGTCCGACGTCGGCGGTGACCGCGTTGGCCAGCGCCTCAAGCCCACCCCAACCGGTCACGACCGTGGCGGCCTTCGCTGCTGCGGTCGCGAGGTCGTCGGGCAGGAACCCGGCGAGGCTCGTCGTCGCGGCGGCGGTACCGGCCTGGTAGGCAGCGGCCACCGCGTCACGCAGCGCCGGGCCGGTATCGGCGGCCAGTTGCGCGGCGATCGCCTCGGCGGCTCGGCGGAGGTCTCGTGTGGCGGCGAGCTTCTGTGTCGCCCACCCTGGAGGGTCACTGTCGGGCCATGTCGCGAGGTGTTTCGCGATGAGCCGCACGAGCGCGGTCTCGGCCTCGCGGTAGAGCTGTACGACGGTGGCGGTGATCTGGTCGAGGCGAGCGGGGTCGACGGCCACGACTCACCCCCTACTCGTCGACGGGCGGCGCTTCGTCGTCGTCCGTGTCGTCGGGGAGTTCGCCGGCGGCGAGTTCGCGCCCGAAGGCTTCGGGGTCGGCGGTGGCCGCGCCGTCTTCGTCGCGGATGCGTTGCACCTCGTCGGCGACCTGGTCGTCGCCCCAATCGGGGTGCAGGGTGCGGACTTTCTCTTCAGTGCTGATCGCGCGCGCGGTGTGCAGTTCACGGAGCGTTCGGGCTTGGGATTCGGGGTCGATGGCGACGCCGTCAGGCCACTCGATGGTCAGATCGGTGATCGGGGTTCCGTCGACCTCGGCCAGGACGCGCACAATGTGGACGAGCGCGGGTGCCCAGTACCGGAGTTTCTTTGTTCGCGCGATCATGTCCTTGCGGTCGAGCGAGTTGACCTCGGTTGCGGTGGTGGGGCCGCTGGTCTCGGCGTCGAGCCCGAACGATCGGCCACTGTAGCCTGCGCTGCTGGTTATGTCGCGTTTCAAGGCGTCAACGACGCGGGCATGTTCTTCGCCCCGGATGGTCGGCTGAATCAGCTGGATGTCCAGTCCCTCATTGCCACCGAGCACCGAGACGGGTTCGTAGATCTCCTGGTCGACGTCGAAGCTGGCGCCTTCGCCGGGGCCGTGACCTTGGAGGTACTGGCGCGGCACGATGAGCCGGGCGCGGCCGAGGTCGACGTCGCGCATCCACGACGACCATGCAAGGTCGAGCTGATCCAACATGCCCTCAAGACCGGAGAAGTCGGAGACACCGAGCGGCGAGGCTTCAGGGATGGCGCGCCAGATCCGGTTCGGGCGAACGTTCGGGACGTACGCGACCGCCAGGACGCCAAGCCCGGTTTCCACTTCGTCGGGCAGGCCGGCGGTCTCCGGGTAGTCCGAGAGCGTGACGCGGGAACCGATGTCGGAGACCGTGCCGTCATAAACGGCGTGCTCGATCAGTCCGGCCGAGTGGTGTTCGAGGTGCCGAACGATCCGCGACCCATCGGACCAGATCGCGCGCCACACCGTGACCTCGTACAGTTCGCCGTCGCGCCACGTCGGCACAGCGGCATCGGGATGAATGACGGTCAACCGGGTCGAGGTGTCGGTGCCCCACACCGCGCGCAGGTACACGCCACCCAGAGCGGCGCATACTTCGGCGCCCTCCTGGAGCGCGGCCCGGAAATCGTCGTCCAGGAGGTCGTCAAGGTCGATGTCGGCGGTGAACGTCGGCGGTTCGGCGAACAGTAGAGCCGCGCTCGCGCTGGCGATGTCGCTGGCGAGCGGGTAGTGAACACGGCTCTTGGGTTTGCCGTTGTCGACGTGCCGGCCCCAGAACCACCGCCGCACGTACGTGGCGACGCGGTGAACGATCCCGCGTAGACCGGACGGGGCCTGGCCGGTGTAGACGTCGCTGATCTGCTGGGGGTCGCCGGAGTACCAGGCGGACCACTCCGCGATCTTGCTGTTGATCGGGTTCAGGGCTCGCGGTGGCCAGTTGGACCCGTTGGGAGGCAACGGCACAGTAAACCTCCTTACAACGGGGCACAGCATTATTGATGGGTGACAGTGAAGTGGAAAGACCTGCGGCGAGCCATCAAACGATTCGGCGTTCTGCACGCGATGATGCTGTTGACCATGGTGTCGTTGGCCTACTCGATCGGGGAATCCAACGGGACGCTAGACCCTTGGCCAACAGTGATCGGCGGTGTGATCGCGCTGATCGTCCTCGCAACGTTCGTGTACCGGACTGCACGGTGGGAGGTCGAGGACGAGCCTGAGTACCCCGTTGATCAACAGTTGCAACGGGCGCTCGCTGTAGTGCAACTCGCCATGGACAACGCGACTCGGGCACTGGAGGAATTCCAGCGTGAGACGGCTGCCCGGAGGGCTGCCCTGGATGTGCTAATTGCGCAGGCCGAGGAAAACCGGGCGTTGGCCGAGATTCACGAGGTCGATGCCCGCAAGATCGATGCGATCTTGTTCAAACGGTCCCGAGGAGAGGCTGCGCGGCAGAAACGATCGCAGCTCGTGTATTTCTTTGGGGGGCTGCTGGCGTCGATTCCGATCGGTGTCGTTATCAACTTGCTCACGAACTGAACCCGGTTTCTGCATACTTGTGTTGTGACGGAATGGATGCCGCTGATCGCGGCGCTAATCGCCTTGCTGGCTGGTGTGCTTGGTGTGACGATCGGTGGGGTCCTTAGTCACCGGTCTGCGCTACGCCAGCAACACCGTGCATGGCTGCGGGAACAGAGGTTCCAGTCTTGCGTTGATTTCTATGACCTCATGAATCGCAAAACGCCAGGAGAACGTTGGACGACTCCTGAGGCATTCCGCTTCTATACCTTGGCCAGCAACGACATGATCCGCGTCTTCAACGAAGCTGATAATTCTTCCTCAGTGGATAAAGGATATGAGTTGAGGTTCGCAATCATTACCCAGTTGCGGAAAGAGTATGGGAGTGCGCATGGGCAGCTTCATCCTGAAGCAGAGCGTTTCATCGCGAGGCTGCGTGAGCCTTAGGCCGCGAATGTGACATGTGGTGTCCAGATCGCGCGGGTGGTGTGGACCGCGTACCGGAGAGCGTCGAGTGAGTGGTCGTCGGCCTTGATGGGCTTGTCTTCGCCGCGTTCGGCTGCCTTGTCGTCCCAGCTATAACCAGGGAGTTCGTCAAGCAGTCCCTTGCAAGAGTGGTGGATGCGGAGCCGGTTCGCGCCGAGAACCGTTGACACAGTGCGGATACCGTCCAGAACTTCATTGCTTCCGGGGGTGACGATGAGGCCGTCCTGGTACAGCTGCGCCCGCATCGAGGCGGCCGAGGGGTCGACCACGATGTACTCGGGTGCGATACCGGTTTGTCCGGCGATGGTGAGGCCGGCGAGCCATTCGCGGATCGCAGTCGACTGTTGGGCGTCCGTCAGTTGGCGGAGTTGCCGTTTCGAGTCGTAGCGCCATTCGGCGGCGGCGTACAGGCACCGGTCAACGCCGAGGCCGAGCAGGACCGCCGAGGTGGGGTTCGTGGTGCCGTAGTCCAGGCCGACGCTGATCCATGACGCGATCGCGGGTAGCTCGGTGACGACGTGCTGCTGTTCGTCGAACATGTCGTACACGCTGCCTTCGGCCAGGCACCAGTCACCGAGGATGAACCGGCGATACCAGAGGCCGACGTATTCCGACTTGAGCGCCTTCACGTAGGCGGGGTCGAGGGCGGGGTTGTCGTCGAGGGCGAAATGCCAGTGCCGTAGGTCGAGTTCGCCAACGCGCAACAGGTAGCCCTTGCGTACCCAGTGGCCGGGGCCGTCCGGGTTGGTCGTCGCGAACACCTTCGCACCCGGGACGCTCAACCGGGCGAGTAGCTGTGACCAGAACTCTTCAGGGATCAGCGTCAGCTCATCCACATAGGCACCCGCTGCGGTGAGGCCACGTAGCCGGCCTTCGGCGCGGGCGTCGTTGGCGGTGATGATCTCGACGTGCCGGCCAAGGATCGTTGCCGACGATGCGCCGCGCGTGTACCGGATGTGTTCGGAGGCGGGGCCGGTGATCGCGGGGTCCATGAGCGGCCCGAAGACGTTCCGGTAGACGGTGTCGAGGGTTTTGCCGGAGACGACGAGCGCGCCACCGCGCGGAGCGTTCGCGACGAACATCAACCAACGCAGTAGCGATGCGATGGTCTTGCCGCTTCGGACGGCGCCCGACCAGATGTTGATGCGGGCGGTCGCGTGCGCGATGGACCGCTCTTGGAGGTCACCCAGTCGGGGAGTCGCCATGGCGCGCTATCAGGTCGTCCATCATCGAGCCGAGCAGCGATCCGACCGTTTCCGAACCTGACGCGGCGTCGTGCTTGTCGATGGCCATGTGCTTGTCGGCGGCGGTCGCGGCGATGATCATCAGGTTGCGTTTGTCCGCCGTGGGCGGCTTGTCGAGGGTGCGTTCGTTGTATTCGTTGTCTCGACCGCCGAACGCGAACACGAGGGTTTTCGCGTGGAGGTCGTCGAGCGCGGCGTGTGCTTCTTCCAGGAACCGGCGGGACAGTTCAGCGCGACGAGCGGCGTTGTCAACTTGGACAGCCCGGGTCGCGTTTTCGGTTTGCGACCGGTCGAACGCCTCGGTCGAACCGATCTCGCGCGCGATGCCGGAGACGGTCGAGCCACTGACGCCGTGTTTCCTCGCGATCTCGTTTCGAGGGAGCTTCGCGTGGATGTCGGTAGCGATGGCTTCGCGTTTGGTGTCGGGGATGCGGGGAGGCATGGGCACCTCCCGCAGACATGAGAATGGCCCCGACCTGGGGAGATCGGGGCCGTGCCCTCAGTGGATGGTCTGTGTTGTGCCGACAAGGCTCACCAATACGGTTTGAATACTTTCATAGGTTCGAACACTTGTCCAGTCCGGTTCGATAGGTGTGGCCTATCGCTCAACGATCGTGGTCATTGCTTCCGTAGTCAGGGTCGCCGTGTTCAGGTTCGATTCGGTCACCCGTCTCACGGTCGGCTTCGTGCTGCTCGGGGCCGCCAGTGGGAAAGCCGTTCTCGTCGAGCGTCCAGGTTTCGATGTGCGTGGCGGGGTAGCGCCGTTTCGAGGTCATGCGGCTTTCACTGTCTTCCGTGCTCGTGCGGCCCATCCAACGGCGAGGTCGAGTGCGTCGCCGACCCGGTAGCGGTCACCGCGTCGTGGGAGGCGTCGGCGCGAGATCCAGGTGTCCACTGTCTCGACGGGTACGGGGTAGCCCCACCGGTCGAGCA